CACCCTTGGGCCAGTCAATGGCGCTGCCGTGCCACCAGTGGCTAAAGTCAATGCAGCCGCTGATCCAACACCGCCCAATGCCTCATAGCCCAATGCTTCTAATGGGGCTTGCGACTGGTATGCCTTCATCTTGCCTTGAATTTCAGAAAGCACTTTGCCGTAGTCTTCACCAGTGACAGAGGCGCGCAAACGCGCTTCCATCTCGTCAGCAGAGCCAAGGGTCACGCCCTGTAAAGTAGAGCGCAGACGTTGGGTTGGCGCTTGTGGCAATGGTTGGGCCAATGCTGGCGCAGCCGCTGGCGCAGGGCGATCAATGTCCATGCTTTGCGACAAAATGCCTCTAAGGATATTCAGCTTTTCAGTAGATAGGCCAGAGACATCTCCGGCCTTAATCTTTAGCAGTTCTTCGGTTGTGAAATTTTCTAATGCATCGCTCATCGTGGACCTCCGCCAGAACGCAATTGCAGTTGTCTGTCAATGGCATTTAACAATGGATCGCCACCACCACCGCCACCACTATAAGGCGTGACCTGGTACATAGGTGCAAACTGCTCAAAGCCTGGTATTTTCATTGCTCGTTTTAAATAATCTTCTTGCGAGGCTAGGCGATATCTGGCTGTTTTCTGTGCTGTTGATAATGCCTGTCTAATCTCAGCAGCGCTAAGTGTTTGATCACCAGCAGCTGCGCGTCTAAGAATTCCACGCTCTCCTTCTGTCAATGAACCTTGGCCACGCATTTGGGCCGCTGCATCCAGTTCTTGCTGGGCCAAGCCTTGGACCACAATTCTGGTGTTCGCTAGTTGCTCATTTGCGTCAGCGCCAGCAACACCAAGTTGTTGACCAATTCGCAGCATTGCTGTTCTGTAATCAGCAGCTGGTCCGAGAATAGCCTTATCAAGCGCAGGCAGCATTTTTTCTACATTGATCAATGTCTCATTTGCAGACCTTGCGCCTGCTGTTAAATCTCCCAACACTTTGATTGTTTCAGTTCCAGCACCAGCCAAGAATTGAGATTGTCCAGGCGGTATCTTCACATCGACTTTTGTTGTTGGTGCAATTTGCTTGCGATACTCGCCAACTTGACCAATGCCTGCTGGACCAGTTCCGGCCAATGTCGTACCACTGATGTATTCCACAGCGCGAATGTCAGGTGACTGGGCTTCGTATGGTGTAGCGCCTGTGTATTCTCTTGACTGACCAAGTTTATTAAATTGCATCATCTTCACTTGGCCATTAACCATCATTGGCTCTGGTTTGCCAAATTCAGTCTGGGCCATTCCGATCTTGAGCAATTCTGGCTGACCTTCTTTGCGCGTCATGCCGCTAAGAATTTTGCGCATCTCAGGATTTAATGATCCAACAATGCCAGGAGCAGCAGTTGGTGCAGGCATTTGTGCAGCCAATTGAGCGCGTTGTGTTGTTGGTCCAAATTTACCAGCCACAGACACTGGGGCCAGTATTGCCGCTTGATCTGCGGTAATGGGGGCCACAGCTGGCTCAGTGAATTGTTTTGCATAAGCCTCATTAGCCAATGCTTCCCGCTGCATCTCTTTGAGCTTGGCTGCCGTGACCAAATTGCCAAAAGCTCCGGTCATGCCCTTTTCATAAGCACCTTGGCCGGCTTGCAGGGCAGAGCCTAGAGCTTGGCCCAAACCAATGCGCTGGGGGCTTCGACCACTGGCCTGGAGCAATGCAGCAGCAGCGGCCATTGTGGACTGCAAACCCAATTGCTCTTTTTGCTTGGCAGTCAATAGCTTTTCAAGCTCGCTATCGCCACCACCGCCAAACAGATTGCCTAATAAACCATCAAGATTAAATTCAGCCATTTTTTACCCCTTAACCTAATAGGCCAAGAATGCCACCAATACCAGCTCCAAGCGCTGTACCAACACCTGGCACAGCACTTCCAAGTTTTGCACCAGCCAAAGCACCACCAAGAGCGCCAGCACCGACATTCTGGCTGTATGGAGTTGTGGCAATCTGGCCAAGGTTGGCAGGCTGCGCACCCAGTGAAGACTGGACCACACCAAGACGCTGCAAGCCAATATTTCGGATTGCATCCATGCGTTGCTGCTCTTGGGCCTGACGCGCACCACCAGCGGCCAAGACATTCTGAGCGCCACCAAGACGCAAGGCTTGCTGCTGGGCCGCAAGACTGCCAAGCTGGCCAGTGCCAGAAAGACGCAATTGAGCGCCCTGCATTCCGGCCTGCTGGTTGGCAAGGTCTGCCGCTGACATCCGGCCAATGTCGGCCTGCTGCAAGGCCATGGCCTGATTGAATGCTTGCTCATTGAGCCTAGTGCCAAGGTCGCCAGCCTGCTTGGCAAATCCAGCATTTGTCAGACTCTCGGCCACGGCTTGGCGTGATCCACCAAAAGCCTTGGCAGCCGCTGCACGCTCACCAGTTTGTTGCACTGCCATCTGGCGTGAAGACTCAAGGTCAGCCAATGCGTTCTTGCGCACAGACTCTGTATAGGGGTTCATGTATGAGGCAATAGAGCCTGGTCCACTCATGCCCAAATTAGTCTGCTGCGCTTTGAGGACAGAGGGCTGATACAGGCTGTTTGTGGCAGCCATCTGAGCCGCCAAGTCAGTGCCGGCAATGCCTGGGCCAGCAAGGGATGTGTTAACCAGAGCCTCCTCGCCTGCCAGTTGCAGCGGGTTATAGCCTGCAAACTGCTGGACCGGCAATGCACCGGCCACATTCTTAGCCTGCTCAAAGTTGGACAGGAATGCGCTTTTGATCTGTGGATCAATTGAGCTTGTTGAGGTTGTGCTTCCACCTTTTGACATGATATTTTCCTTTAATCCAGTAACGATCTAATTTTCTTTGCGGGTATTTTGCCTTCATTGATCATGTCCAGAAGTCCCTTGCCATACTTATTGACTGAAGACTTCTTGATCACATACTCACCTTTATCCAAATAACCAAGGCCATCATCTGGACCTTTAGGGTCTGGACCAAGCAGACTGCGCACCATGCCGCCTTTTGCAAATGCTGTATCACCAGGAGCGCCAGTGCCTGGGCCGCCACCAGTGTTGCCTGCTGAATCGCCACCTTGACTGCCAATGCCAGCAGTATCACCGCCATTAGCATCACCTCCACCGACAGAGAGTCTGAGAGCTTCAGCAGCCGCAGCAGCTGCCGCTGCATCAGCTTCTGCCTTATAGGCCGCAGCCGCTTGGGCATACAGAGCTGGGTTAAAGCCGCCCATGGACTGCCCAGCCAAGGCATTGGCGTATGGGTTGCCCAGTGGCTTTGCTTGGGCCATGATCTGGCTGTAGGGTGAGCCAGTTCCACCGACCGCATAGGGATTGTATTGAGCGCCAACTGGGATTGACTGGTAATTCTTTAAGTTTTCCTCAAAGGTCAGAGGCCCAGTTTCGGGTTGTGTTGGTTGTGTAAAGCCAACTTGACCAGGTGGTAGCTCTGGGTTTATTGGTCCAGCGTTTATGAATGGGTTTGTTGCTGGAGTTCTAAGTGCATCTAATTTGGCTCGCTCTGCATCTGCCAGAGCCTTTTGCTGTGCAGCATAGTCAAGCGCATTTTTTCTTTGCTGCTCTTCCCATGCAATTTTGTTTTTCTTTTGCTGTTCAGCCCAGGCCAAGTCATTTGCTTTTTTCTCAGCATCCGCTAGAGCTTGCCTTTTTGCCAGTTCATCTTTTGCAGCCTTATCGTATGCAATTTCAGCTGGTGTTTTCGGCACTGCCGCAGCCACTCTTTCCTCAACCTTTTTAACATCTGAGCCGGTAGCAGTGGCCAGATCAGCAGCGCTGATGCCGTACTGGTCCATGGTGCTTCTGATTTGTGCATCAGTTAATCCTTCAGACACAGCTCTTTTGTAATCGTCAGCGACCTTTTTATAGTATTGCGCTTCAGTGATGCCATTGGCCAATGACCAGGCAAGACCAGCTGATCGTGTGGGAGTCGCTGGTGCTGCCACTACTGGAGGCGTGACTGGAGCCGCCACCACTGGAGGCGCGACCACTGGAGGTGTCACTGGTGTCGTTGGAGTCAAAAGACCTGGTGAATTATTTGTGATTGGCGTAGTGGGTAGCCTGACCACAGGCGGTGTCACTGGAGCTGTAACCACAGGAGGTGTTACTACTGGAGGTGTCACCACAGGAGGCGTCACCACAGGAGGTGTGACTGGTGCTACTGCAACAGGAGGAACAGGGGTCACAGCGTCTGGCGTTAAAAGACCACCACCACCACCACCACCGCCAGCTGCTGTGACAGTTTTTGCTCCACTTGTAGCAGCAGGGGTTATGACATCTTCTGCGGTATCCAAGAGACCTGGTGTTGTGACAGTGTCTATTCGATCTTGAACAACTTCAGTCGCCACACCAGTGGCCTTGGCCAGATCAGCCGCGCTGATGCCATACTTTTCCATCTCTTTGGCAATGGTTGCATCACTGACACCATTTTCTGTGGCAGTGATTAAAGATTTGCGTAAGTTTTCGTAATACTCCGCCTCAGTAATACCATTGGCAAGTGACCATGCAAGTCCAGCTGAAGCCATTGTCTTTCCCCTATAAATCTTTTGCAAGTACAGACCATTGTGGACTGTAGCCTTCGTCTTTCAAAAATGTCTTTGACCAGCCTCTGCGGCCTGCCAAGGTCACTCTGGTGCAGCCAATAGACTTGCCCCAGGATTCGATCATTGGTCTCATCCGTGAGAGTTCATCTAGGTCGCCACCAGCCAAGAAGTAATGCAAATTCTTTAGCCTGGGATAGACAATGATCTCTGTCAACACCACCGAGTCCTTGGCCGGCCACAGCTGTAATTGCTGCTTTTCAACCATCTCAGCGACATCGTCAAAATTATGTGTGCCTCCAGAGTATTCTAATGCCGCCTCCACATGGTGGCGTAGCCTCTCCAAATGTTCCTGATCACTCATCGCTTGCTGGATGGCACGGCATCAAGCCTCATCACCCCAATTCGCCAGTCAGCCAATACCGCACCAGTCACCTTCACATTGACTTGCCGGCCAGAAAACCGGACATCAGTCGGGTTGGCTGCCGTGTATGGCCCAAACGTAGACTGCGCACCAGTGGGGTAATTGCGGGTTTTGAATGACACCACCGCCTCGCCCAGCGTCTGCTCATCTGGCACAACTTGCCTGACCGACATGATGTTGTCGCCATTGCCCAGCTGTATTGGCCCAGACTCAGCGTAGACGCTGGCGCTGTCATAAGCAAAGCCGACCTCATGCTCATAGACATAACCATCGGTAGACACGGCCATGGGGTTGGTAAACACTCCGGCATCAGTGCCAGCAGTTCTGGCCAGTAACCCTATGTTCCAGTGCTGCTCTCTGTAGTTATAGGTGACATAGCTGTCATTCTCATTGCTTCCACCGCTTGGGTAGTACCACCAAATCTCACCAAACTTGCTATTGTGGACCGCATAGACTTTGGATGCCTGGTTAAAGTTCATATTGTTGAAGATGTAGTCCGACACATCACATGGCAGTGGCTTGACATATCCGTCATAAATCCAAAAGCCAGACTTGCTCATCCAAATGGCAGCAGTGTCAATGGCCGCTACAGACTGGGCTGAAATGAGACCGCATCCAGAGCCAGCCTTCTCAAAGCCATAGACAAATGGAGCGCCAACATACTGGGCCGTGTGGACATCCACATCTGTAAACAGTAGATTGACACCCTTGACGCGCTTGCCGGCCAAGAGTGTGCCAGGCGTTGTCAACTCATAGTCACCGGCCAGATTGTTGCCTGCCGGTGACCAGACTGTATTGTCCTCTTGGTCGCACCATGACACTTTTCTTGGATTGCCACCAGAGCCAAGGGCAAACATGATGCGCTCGGCAGTCACCAAGACAGCCTTGTTACCCGCTGGTGAATTGGTAATTCTGGCCGCAAGTGTTGGCGTAGTGAATCCCAATTGCCATTCGTACAGCATCCCGTCTGTGCTTGAGCAAGCAATCAGATACTCGCCCCATGTGTCAAATGACCAGGTGGTGGCTGGGATTGTGTTGCCAGTGTCAGGTCGTGCCACACCATAGGCAAAGTTGCCATAGGTGCTGTATCCATAGCCCGTGACATTACTTGCATTGGCAATGCCACCAGCAAGACCAGTCGGGCTGATTTCCTTTCGGACCCCAGCGTCACTCATCACATAGAGCTTTGTGTGCGTGCCAGCCGCAATCCATCGCGTGCCGCCATTGTCGCGCCAGGTAATGAGTCCTCGGCACATACCGCTTAATTGCTGGCTTGATCTCAGTCGCCAGCCACCCATGGGCCTCAAAGTATTTTCAAACCATCGGACCAAGTTGGCATCAAACCACCGGCCTGCTGACTGGTACTCAGTGCCGTTTCTGTAAATGCCTGGGGGTAATTTGAGTGGTATGTACATTGCAGTGTTTAGGTAATGTTTGAGACAAAGCTCATTGTGACAATGGCTGATGGGACTGCTGGCCGTGTGGGGGTTGTTCCGGCAGGGTATTGCTCAATCGAGACACCGACATCGGTTGGCCTCCACATTATCTCAACATAGTCATTGGCATTCAAGCTCAAAAAATAATTCATGGCAGCAATGGTGTGATACGGATCGCTTGCACCTTTTCTGGGTGCAAAGCCGAATCTGCTGTTTGAATTGGCCGAATTTGTCCCATTGACCCGAAACCAGACATCCACATCCTGAGAATCATTTGTCGTGTTTGTAAACTGAATGGAAAACTGCAAGTTCCAGATTCCGGCATCGGCCACAGTGATTCGGCTGTTGCTGGCTATTGTCACGCCACTTGAAAAGTCTGTGGTGTTGAATGTGACAGCATAGGCCGTGGTGGTGTTGGCAGCCACCTGGTCAGTTGAGTCTTGGAATGCACCAAGTGGGGCATACATGAACCGACTGCCTCTTGGTCCAAACAATGAGCCAAGCGCTGTGGTCAGTTTTCTAAAGAAAACATTTAAGGAGCCATAGTTTTCATTAAAGTGCCTGCGCTCATACAGGTCTGGTGGGTATCCCAGACTTGGTATAGATGGAGACTCTAATTGTTGCTTGACATTGGCCATAGAGCAATTATGTCAGGACAGACAGTGCATGGTTGATGTGCTTGATCCTATCGTCTAGGCCAATAAACCCGCCATTGATCTTTTTGGTCATGGTCCGATAGTCTTGGTTGTCTGCATACTGGTTGAGCTTGTGGGTGTCCCAGAACCAGCCGGCAGTCAGCGCAGCATACTGGGGTGTGGCCACCAGCTCCGGCTGCATGATCAGGTCCACACCCAGCGCTTTGCCGGCATGGTGGTAGTTGGCAGAGCCTGTGAGCTGGATGCAGCCACGGCCTCTAAATCTGTATCCATCACCACTTGCCTCATCTCGGTTGCCCATTCGGCTGCTGTAGACAGTGTTAGCAATGAGCTTGGGATTCTTGGCACACATCTGGGCCTTGGCCGCATCAAAGCGCCTTGGCCAGAGCTTTTGCAGTGCTTCGGCTCTGTAGTTCAAATTCTCTTCAAGGATTCTGAAATTACCACACTCATGGCCACACTGGCCGATAAAGGCAGCCTGACGCAATGGCGTTGAAATGTCAAAGCGCTGGAATGTTTCATTGAGCGCATCGACCCACTCTGGACCAATGTGCAGTTCTTTAAGTTGCTGACTATTGACCATTGACCAAACTCCTTACTTCGTTATAGGCATCAATGCAGGCATTGAGCTGGGCCGTGTTCCTGTCACCTTGGGCCACTATTTCGGCAATGGCTTGGAGGGTTTCTCGCTCGGCATCAGGAGCTGGGTCAGCCGGTCTGTCAGATTGGCTTCCTGCTTCTTTGCTATCTGGGGCGGTAATGGTGGCACTTGCGCTGGCTTGAACACAACTGGGGGCTGAGATGCGCACCCTGCCAGAGCGAATAGCACGATCAAGGGCAGACTGCTTTTGATTGATGACATTAGTGGTCTCCTGTAACTTGGTTGCGTTTGCATTTAATTGCTCGTTAAGTTTTTGCTCGGTAACTCTGGCCTCATCATTCTTTTGGGCAATGGCAATCTTCATGTCATTGTCGCGCTCCAGCCACCCATAGTGATGGCCCACTCGGTATGTACCGAATAA